ATGAACAGGGTGATGCCAACCAGGCCGGTCTCCACTGCGATTTCGAGATAGTCGTTATGCACCCGGTCGGTCATGCCGCTGGCTTTCTGCCGCGCCCACTCGGAGCTCTTCCCGACATCCCGAAAACTGTAAAACTGTTCGATCCGGTAGGACCGCAGCCCCCAACCCAGGACCGGCCGGTGCCGGATGAGGTTCAGTGCGTTGATCAAAAACGCCAGCCGGGCCTTGCTGCTGTTGTCGATTACCGCCTGGCCCCGGATATGATACAGTCGGGTGGCGATGCATGCCAGCGCGATCCCAGCCGCCGGCAGCAGGACCCAGGGGTGTCCATGCAGGCAGGCGAATATTGCCGCGCCGGCGCACATGGCCGTCCATGCGCTCCGGCATTTACTCAGGAGTATGCAAATGCCTATCAGCGCCTGCAGGATCCAGTGCCAGGCGGTAAAATAACCATGGCCGATCAGCCATGCGCCGGCGAAAAAAACAACCACCAGATAATTTCCCAGAAAATTCGTGTTGCCGAACACGCCGCCTGCGATCGCGATCAGGGAGATGCCGTTGTGTTGAATAATTTCGCCGTATCGTTTTTTGATGTAGGCCTGGTAGATCACGATCGGGACCATTGCTGCGGCCGGGGCATACAACGCCAGGAACAGCACGGCCGGCGCAACGGATCTCGCCGCGAAATATAGCGAAAGACACCCGAGCCAGTACATGACGTCCGTCGCGGCCGTACGCCGGTTCTGGGCCCACAGGACCGAACCGGCGGCGACGATAAAAAACGCCGCGAGATATGCATCCGGCGCTCTGAGCGAATAAACCACACTGCCGGTAGCCGCCGCATCAGTGATCACACGGACCAGGACATAAGCCGCCCCTGCGGCCGCGAGCAGGTAGCTCCGGGCGTCGGCGGGCTGGTAGAAAAAGAAAAGGGGGACGACCAGGGCGCAGAAAATCGTGAAAACTGTATCCATGTCTCGTCCCCCTTTGGGTTCCTTCGTATCGCCGCTACCTGGGCAACAGCGACGGAAAAATGTCCAGTGATCCTGTCGCGAACCGATCGTCTGTCTTGATCGCAACCTTCGTGTACCTGTAGGTGTCGCTCGGGAGGACAAACCGCCCCAGCACCGTGCCCACGGCGTAGGCCTCCGTCCCGTCGCCGGGACCGGGCGTCACGCTGCAGGCGTATCCGGGCAGGGTTTGGTAATAGGCCGCAGAATCGTAGGTCGCGTGCATGACCAGGACATGAAGCGTCCCCGTGTGGGTCAGCGTCATGGCCGCCTGCACCTGGGTGATAATCTCGATTCCGCCCATGGCGCCTGAGTTCTGCTGCGCCCCGTCGTCGCCGCCCGACATCGTGTTCTGCGGCAGGGCCTGGGCGCTGGCATAGTACTCCCCGTATGCCCTTTGTATGGTGTCATATTCCATGTCCATGATTTTACCTCGCTTTCACTCTGCTAAGGGTTACGTCCTGTTTGCTGTTTCAGTCCCTGCTCTGCGCTCATATCAGGACTAGGTGATCGTCTCAGCCGCCTCCGTGGCGTCGAGGAAATTATAACTGCAGACGATCGGGATCCCGTTCCACCTGTCCACGGTGCGGTCGAAATCCTTATCCGAGGATCTCATCTCCAGCTGGGCCCCCTTGTAGGTGTTGAGCAGGTTCTTGCATTTGTGATGCATGAACAGGTACGTATTTCCGGGCGCACCCCTAACCTCGGCGACCAGGTGGTCGATCTGGGCCGCGGAGGGCACGTTGCCGTAGCCGATGTTCGCGCAGGCGTACACCGTGACCGGGTCGGCGATCTGAAAACCGAAATACCCCTTCAGCCTCAAGCCGAAGACGAGCACGCCTGAGCTGTTCTTGTAGAGGTTGCCGCCGTTGATGGCCGCCGTATCCAGCATGGCGCCCTGCTTGAATCCGTCAGGCGAATAAAGTCCGCCCGTGACGCCCTCCTCGAACCGTACGGCAAGGATGGAAAAGCACACATCCGATGTTTCGCCGGCGGAGGTTGCGCGATTTTGGTCGATGCAGTACTGCCGGATGTTGTCGTAGAGGATCGCCACCTCGGTCGTCACGCCGGACTGTTTCAGCACGGCCGGCATCTTCTTGGCGAAATACTTCGCCTTGCCGCCGAACATCTTGGCCAGATCCTCCGGACATTCCATCTCGCCGCCCATGATGGACAGGTCGATCTTTTTCAGCTCGCTGGTCACGGCGAGGGTGGGGAGAGCCGCGTTCATTTCAACAAAACCCGCGCCGGTGATGGACTCGATTTCCTCGTACATGTTCCAGAGTCCGTGCGACGCCTCATCGAACGGGATGATATCCAGGATCGGCGTCTTTTCCGTGATGGTATCCACCTGCTTGGGTTGCTTTTTTGCGTACTGTATGCTCAGTTCTTTCAGGGTCGGCATGTTCAGCCTCCTTTAAATACCTCTTTTTCGAGGAACTCCTCGGTCGACTGCTCTTCCTTGGCCAGGGCTTTTTTCCCCGCTTCGAGCGTGTCTTCGGATATGGATGCGCTCACTGCGTGGAATATCCGCATCAGCCGGGGGTCGTTTCCGTATTTCTCCTTCACGGCCGCCACATCCTCTTCGGGCAGCTTTGCGATCGTGGCGAGTTTTCCAAATACCCGGTTGGCCGCGTCCATATTCTTTTTGTAGCCGTCCTTCCAAAGGTCCTTGAGCGCGGTTACCGCGGTCTCGTACTCCTGCTTATCGGCCTCGGCCTGATCGGCCACGGCCTTTGCGATAAAACCGCCGAACGCCGGAACCAGGGCGTCGACCTGCGCCTGGGTGAGTTTTGCTTCGTGGGCCCAGCCGATAAATGCCTGGGTCATCTCGGATTCGGGATCAACGCCGTCCGCCTTGGGGATGGCGTAATCCTCCGGTTTTTCGGGGACAGGCGACTGGTCGGATTTCAGCTCCACCAGGGCCCTTGCGGCCGCCTCTGGATTTTCGTAGTCCTTGAGCGCATCGAGGTTTTCCTCGGTTTTGAATTCGTCCGAGAAGGTTTCCGTCCATGGTTGGGATCCGGCTTCAACCAGGGTGAGGTGCCCTTTCGCCAGGGACTCCACACTATCGAAACCCTGCAGGGTCTCGTTTCCCTTCAACTCGTCCGACAATCCTTCCATCCATTCCATGGTTGTACCTCCTTCTCTTTCGCTTCAGCCGCCTGATCCGCCTTCAGTGTTATTTTGCGGTCGGTCAGCTTGGGTCTTTTAGGGTTTTTTTGCCAATCCGAACCGGTCGATGGTCCGGGCCTGTAGTATCGCCGCTTTCTGCTTCAGGAGTCGGGAGTAAATCTCCGGATCCGCCTCCTGGATGTGGTTTAATATCGTGTGTCCGATATCCTGCTGTCCGCAGTTGTAAAACGTCTGACTGTTTCCCGTAAACGTCGACGCACCCACGTGGCACAGGCCCAGGATCCAGTTGAGCACCCGGCTGCCTTGCGGCGTGGAAAACGTCTTTTGAAGATCCTCCATCAGCAGCAGGTACCTGTCGCGTATTTCCTGCTCGGTTTCCTGGCGCTGCCTTTTCTGCTCGCTAAAAAACCGGCTGTCCTTGATCCCGGTCATGCCGCGCCTCCCTGGCCCAGGAGGTCGGTGAGGGCGTTCTTCCCTTCCGTGTCCGTTCGGCTCAACTGCTCCGCGCCCTGAAGGGCGGTCATTGCGTCCAGGGTCTGCTGCTGCTTCATTTCCCGTTCGGACCTGGCGTCGCGGATCGCCGCCACCTCGTCTCTGCCCCGGTTGAGCTTGGGCGGCACGCCCAGCAGGTCCGCCATTTCGTCCACGGCTTCGTCCGTGTTTGCCTTGTCCGCAGCGTCCGGGTTCAGTTCGGCGGCGTTTTTAACGAAGGCCAGGTAACTGTAGATCCCATCCGTGCTGGCGATCTTCTGCGCGATGGCGAGCTGCGAGATGTATTCGATCTCCAGGGGCTGGTCTTCCAGTTCTTCCGGCGGGGGAGGGAAAAACCCCGCCCGCTGCATAATGCCCAGGGTACGGTCGATGCAGGGCGTGAACAGTTCGTTCTGCTGCCGGGTGACCACCGGGCCCAGGAGAATCACCTTTTCGGCTTTTTTCTCCAGGATCTCCGTCGCCGTGGCGTTCGGGTTGCTCATGATGAAAAGGAACAGATCGTTAAAATACCCGCGGCTGATCCGGCCTTCGATTTCTTTAATTTTCGCCTGCACGTTTTTAATGTCGAAGCTGATCTGGTAGAGCGGTTTGAACTGGTCGATCTTGGCGCCGGGCGGGCTCGGGTTCGCGGCGCCGGCGGATACATCGACGTTCTGTACAAATTCCGCGGGGCCCACCATGGGCGGATCGATCAGTTTATACAAGGCGGCCAGGCTGCTTTTCTCCATCTCCTGGAGCTCCATGCTGGATCCGAGCATCAGGTTCCCGATGCCGCGGCCGTAGACCTCCTGAGCGATCACGGACCATCGGGGGCAGAACATGGGCTTTTCCTCGTACCCTGATTTCCGAAGGGGGGTTTTGCTCTGGACGTCCACGTAAATCGACGTATATTCCATGTTTTGGTTGTCGATCCGGCGGTCGTTCCTGTCTGTGTTCGGCTCGATAAAATGCACGATCTCGAACCACTCGTAGGGATTCGTGTCGTTTTTTCGTTTCACCGCGTCGCTGACCTTCCCCTCGCCGAACCTCGTCACCATCTGCCGGGCCGTCATGTGAAAACGGCGGCCCAGGGTATCCACCAGGCCGCGCTCGTCGGTCGCGAGCACATACTCTCCGGCGGTCATCACCCGGTACCGGACCAGGGTCTCGTAATCCTCCTCGGCCAGCATCACGCCCGTGCCGAAGCCCACCTGCTCCTCGTACACGGGATAGATCGCCGTGTAGAAATTCGATCGGTGAAACACGCTCCTGAGCCCTTTCTGATAAAACTGCAGGTACTCCTTGACCGGGGCGTATTTCTGCAGGTCCTTGTCGATCAGGCCGATCTGGAACCATTCCGACGCCGGAGAAGAAAGCCCCCAGATCATCCCTGCGACCGTGATCCTGGATGCCAGGGCCGAGGACTCGTTTACGATTTCATCCTCCCGGTCCTCGCCCCGGTTGGCCTTCGCGCCGGCAGACATATACTTTCCCCGGCCCGGCATCTGAAAATCCGTGATGTCCTGGTTGCGCGTATCCCACTGCGTGCGCTCCGATTCCAGGAGCTCCATTTTCTTCAGGTATTTCTGGGCTTCGCTTTCTTCCATATCACGCCCCCAGGAGCGTCTTTTTCTGTATGGGCGCCCCGCCGGCCAGGCCGAGGCCTCCGGTGGGGTTCGTGTACTGCCGGCCTTTACGGTTGGCCAGCGCTCGCCGCACGGCCTCGTCTCCGGCAGCCTCCGCTTTCTTGGCGTCCGGCAGCGGCGGTGGCTGCAGGAGGGTGGCATCTTGGGCCTTTTGCAGCTTCCTTCCACTGTACATGCCGTGGACCGTGCTGCCCACTGCGGCGGCGGCGGTGGCTACCATAGCTACTGTTTCTAATCCCATATTTAACCTCCCGTGATTTCGAGGTTCGATAACTGCATCT